TCACTCGCGTCCCCTGCGGGATAGTGATAGCGTCCACTTGTACGTTGGAGAGGTTAAATCGGAGAGTCGTTTTGGCCGGCGTCGCCGGCAGCCTCGTAACTCCTACACGCAAACCAAGGTAATCGAGCACCTCCCCATATGCAAAAGGCAGCAGGTTTGAATTGCCCGTGAAATTGATATCGTTCCGGAGTCCCACAATAATCGGCAAGAGCTGGAGCAAAAATATACGCCGCGGATCGCCGGGGTAAAGCTGCTGTCCAGCCGTCTGCTGGAAGGATACGAGCATTTCCTGTTCGATACGCTGCGCATCCGTATCGACAAACTGCACCGGTTTAAAATCTGTCATACGTCAATCACCACCTTAAAAATCAAACTTCCGTCCTCCGCAGACACTTCCAAAAAATTCACGCTGATAACTTCCGCCCGTGGCTCAAATTCTTCGATTAACGAATAAATTCGAGCTATGGTGGCAGGGACAGCCTCGTCCACCGGTAAATCCGCCAGTTCGCCGGGAAGCCCCATCGTGCGATCGTAAGCAACCTCATACATGAAGGTATTGAGTAGAGTGAATACATTCTGGACAACTTCGTTTACTCCCGTGGCTGCCCAATCAAAATTAGGGGATTCGGAGCTAATTATCGTCACCTGCATGGTTACACCCCCATCGAGTTGAGCCGCGCCTCAACCGTGCTCGTGCGCGCTGTCGTTGCATTGACATTTGAACGCTTAGCCTCGGTTTTATCAATGTAACTGGTCGGCACGATATCGAGATGAACTGGGGTTTTGTCTGAAGTCTTGGCCTTTTTCTTTTTCTTGGATGCCTGTGCAGATCCGGCTCGAACGTATTCTTCGAATTCGAGTTTCAGCTTAGCTCGGAGAATGTTACCTTTGCCATCGATCTGTGTATCGCTAACGGCCACGGATTTCAGGAGCCATTTATATTTCCCAAGCGGCTTTTTCCCCAAAATAAAATAATCCGGGGTTGCTTTATCCCGGATCTTTTCCCAATCTTCGATTTGCGCACGAACATCGATATATTTGCCAGCAATGAGCGGGATTTCGAAGCTCATCGTCCCAAGCGTTTGTCCTTTGATGTATGTGCTGGGCTTACTCTTGAGCTTTTCCTGCGCCTCTGTATCGAGTGCTCCGGACCATTCCATGCCTGTTAATGTGTAAATCTTGCTTGCACTCACTGCAAATATTTTATTTTTAAACGTAGCGATTGGCACACTCACACCTCCCTACGGGCTGCTATGATCATGGCATCAACCAGGACGCCCGAAAAAAGGGCAACCACCGCCACAGCGTTGATTTGGGGATTAACATGATCGGCATAAGGAATCTCGGCCGTCACGACGTTATCCCGATCCGTAAACGTGACCCTGGCTTTCCGGGCGGCCTCATCAATGGATGTGATTTTTCCCTTCCGAATCATCAGTATCCCTCCAGTGGCTTCCGTAGCTTCAGCTTTGTGCGGTTGTTGATAAGGTCATGCACCAGCGAGTCGATAAAGTAAACGCCGTCGAACATGCCTGTATCCGCAACCTGTATCGTTGTCCCCGCAGCGTAATTGGTGTTCAGGTTGATGGACATCGTTCCGGTGATCATGTACTTGTTTGTGCTCCGCAAAATGCCCTTCGCCCATCGGTTAGCCTCAGCCTTATTGCTGACGTACAGCCTTCTGACCAATGTTGGGCCTGTGATATCGGCAGCAGTAAACTCGCCTTCGATGTATTCGCTCATCGTCTGCCCGCGCACGATGCACTTACCGTATATGTCCACTGATTTGTTCACAAACTCAAAATTTCCGTTTATTCCGGATTCCTGTATCAATGCTAGTTGCGGATCGGGGGCTGTTTTTTCCTGCTCAGCTTCATCGTAGATCACGACTGATCGGTCATTGATTTTAAGCGCGTAACCTTCGAGACTGCACAGCCCGGCCAGAAAGGCAAAATCCGGCTCCTCGATCTGGTCAACTCGGTCATACAGGTGGTTTGTAACGCCGTATGTTTTCAGCGAGAATCCGTACCTAGCTGCGATCTGTGTCGCGATCTCCATAAATCGGACTGCTTCCCACCCTTGCGAGCGAGCTGTTTTGCTTGCCTGAGGGATGGATAATGCGGCCAGGCCGAAACTCCCGGCTCGCTGGCTGATCTCGTCAATAAACATCACTCCGGAATCGAGCCCCTCCTCTCTGACCTGCAACGTGTCTCCCTTTGCAGGCTTCCATTGGCTCCACAACCCCTCGGTATCTGAAAATTGGAGGACGATGCTGTCGGGCTTTCCTCCTGATTGATCAGATACTATTACTTGAGTAGGGTGGACATAGTCTGTAATGTCGGTGCCATTGTAGATGATCTGCATCTACTCACCACGCTTCCATGGGGGTAATGTAGCCGGTGGTTGATCGTCGATAATCGGGATAAACAAGACTTCTCCGCCGGAAAAAGTGATCACCTTGCGATATTTCAAGTTGGCCTGAATGATTGTGGATGCATACCGTTCGTCGTCATAAAAATCGAGGGAGATGCTATCGAACGTATCCCCGGCCATCGCGGTATATTTATAACCAGTCGTTAACTCAGCCAAAGCTCTCCCTCCGTTTCGATTCCCACCATCGATCGGCTCGGTCAAAGAAGTCGTCCGCAGCTCCTTCCAACTCGCTCATTACACTCGCAGCATCTCCGCCGTGGAGAACCGGAGCAAAGACGAATGTCGGTTTTCCGCCTCCGCTGCCGCCATCTACCCCAAGGATCTGGGCCGTTTTGTTAAGCAAACTTAAACTACGCGGCGTACGTTTCAGGGGGATGGCTGCTTCTGGCCCTGCCTCACCAAAAATAGAGGGCTGATTCGCGAAGCCGCCCTTTGCAAAAGTGGGGATTGTCGGGATATTTATGCCAAACTCCCCGCCTCCTAGAAAATCAGGCAGCTTAAAATGAACGTTGTTTAGGCCGGAAATCATCTTATTTATCCCATTGATGATTAAATTCAAAAAGCCTTGAAAGCCTGATATTGCTCCATCCCAGATGCTATTAAACCACGAGCCAAGTCTATCGAAGAATGGCATTACTTTGTTTTGCCACAGACCCACAATCCAAGAGGATACCTGATCCCAGTTCTTCCACAGGGCCCATATGCCAGCAACCAGCACGCCGATCGCGGCTGCGACTCCAACGACGACCCAAGTCATGGGGTTTGCTAGGACAGCGGCATTCAGCCCCCATTGAGCGATGGCAGCTGCAACAGTACCGGCTCTGATTCCAGCCATGATTCCTTGGTATACTGTCATCCCTATGGTGATTGCTTTCCAGGCAACCATTGCGGCAACAATACCGAGTATCGTCGGTTCAATGATCGACCAGTTATTCTTAATAAATGAGTAAATTCTACCGGCTGCATTCATCACTTTTCCCGCGCCGTCAACAATCTTAGGAATAGCGCCGATGACCGTATCGGCAGCCTTGCCGATCACGCTTTGCAGCCGTTCCACCTTCTCAGGGCTACCGGCGAACGAGTCAATAAGCTGATTCCCTTTCTCGTACAGCTTCGTAAACGCCGGTAACGCGGCACTCATGATCTTGCCCGCCAAGTTCTTGAAGCTTTCGCCAAACAATTTCTGTTGGTTCGCAAAGCTATCTTGCGTTCTGGCAAAGTCCCCCTGAGCATCCTTACTCACTTCCATGAGGTAGTTGTACCGGAGGAGCGTCTGGCTGGCCTGATCCATCTTGTCGTAGGACGTTTTAATGCCCTTCGAAAGCGCAAAGGCCTCCAAATTAGCGACGCTCATGTTAATACCAAGTGCTTTCAGCGGTTCGGTTTCCCCGGATATACCTGCTTTGATCTTCTCAAAGGCCTCTTCCGGCTTGAGGTTGTAAAACGAGGCAAAGTCGCCAGACAGCCCAGCGAGGTTTTCAGACATCTCGATTAGGTATTTGCTCGATACACCGGAGCTCTTCATCAAAGCCCCCAAAGTACCAGTGAACTGCTTGGCCGACAATTCAGATAGGCCAAAATTTTTCAGAGCAGATTTGGCGAATTCGTTAATTTGCTCTGCCCCCTGACCAAATGTCACATCAACCACGTTCTGGACCTCTGTCAGATCGGAGGCCAGGTCAATGCCCAGCTTACCGACGTATGCCATCCCGGCACCGAGAGCGACCATGCCGCCAGCGACCGCAGTTTTCATTATCCCGAAGGATTTTTGAGCCACCTTGCCTATCAATCCGGTTTCTTTATTCAGCCTCTCCGTCTTCTGTTGCGCTTCCACCATGGCCTTCCGGAGGCTAGGATCAATTTTCCCGGCCAAGACGATTAGTGCCTCGAGTTCTCGTTTATTTGCCACGGATTCGCTCTACCTCCTTCCTCTGGCGCTCCGCTTCGTCTGCCAGAGCCTCGTGAAACTCAATCAGCTCGACGATGCTCATCTCCATGCATTCGGAGCGGGTTGCAAAATGGTTGAAGGTTAATTGAGTTATGCATCCTCTGAGGTATTCGTCTGTGACGATCCCTCCGAATCGAGAAAGAAAAAATCTCGGACCAGCGCCTCCGCCTTTACCGCATCTTTGGCGCTCATCCGAAGCACATCCTCTGGCTCGATCGATGTGTTTTCCTTCTTCACGGCTGCCGCAAATAGGTACAGGTGATAATCGGAGTCCAATTCTTGGACCATCACCATATTGCCGGCCTTTTTAAATGCTCTGGTGGCGTCAGCCTTGTCCTTTGCGGTCATGTCTTCCAAGTTGTATGTCAGCTCTTTCACGGACTCACCGTTGATATGGATCGCTTTACTTAGCTTAAAAACTGGCATCTTTAGCCCCCCTCAAAATGAAACAGCCCTCCTTTACTGGAGAGCTGTTCGGATGTTTGCCATGTAGTCCACACCGTTGACCACATATTTAAAATTAAATTTGTCGATCAATAATACTTCTTTCCCGTCAACGATTTTGCGGTAGTAATAGATTTCAAACTCGCTTGATCCATCGGCACCGGAGTTTACCTCGACGTTCCCAGCGTTATACGTTTTGTTAACTCCAGACATAAACACCTTGTGTTGCTTGATGCCAATCTTTGCTCCGGCAGTATCAAACAAATCTACAATCCACACCACTTCAAACTTGATCTCCCCTGGCCGGGAGAGCATTGCATACTGGGCGTTATCCGCCCGATTGTTAACGGTGAAGACCATAGAGCCGATCTG